AGCGCGTTGGTCTGCGTCTCGCCGTTGACGCCCTTGCCGTTCGCCATCGGCCACTGCTTGGCATAGAGCCGCTGGCCGAGCGTGTTGACGGTCTCGACATAGTCGGCCGGCCCGTAATAGGTGCGGAACAGGCCGGGCACGCCGACGGGCACGAACTTTGCCGCGTCGGTGGCGATGCCGAGCAGCGCGCCGTCGCCGGCACTGTCGATCGCGCCATAGTTCTCGAACACGATGCCGCCGAACTCGAACATCGGGTTGGAAGAGCGGTTCGGGCCGATATAGCTCTCGCGCAGGATCTGCGCCTCGCTCCACCCGGTATAGGTTTCGCGAACCTCCTTGTGCGCGAGCAGGTCGTCGAAGAAATTGTCGCCGACAAACGCGTGCAGGTAGTCGAACGGCACGCCGCCCAGCACCTTGTGCACGGCGCGAATGGTATCGACGCACTTCTTGCGCAGAACGCCCGCTGCAGGGCTGGCAGCGTCCAGGTCGAAGTCGACCTCGGTAGGCTGCGCGACACCAAACTCGGTGAACAGGTTCAGCGTCTGGCCGCCCTTGTAGGTGACGATGCCCTGGACGGCGCCGATGCGGGAATATTCGTCGGTCAGGTCGAGATCGGCGATGTTCTGCGCGATCTTCTGGGCGACGATGCCCTGCACGGTGGCAAGCTGCGTCTCGGAGCCATAGGCGCGCACGCCCTGAACCTCGTCCGCCACGACCGACCAGTCACGCTGGAAATGCGGGATGGACAGGTTGCGGATCGAACGCTTCTCGTTGTCGCGCACCTCGCCCGGCGCGCCACGCGGCGACGGCGCGACAAGCTGGATGGTGTCGCCGATCGATTCCAGCGCCACGGTGAGCGTCGTCACCGCCGTCGTCTGGAACAGGCCCAATTCGCCAAGGCGGCCGGAGCGGACGCGCTTTTCGCTGATCGCATCCGTCAGCGAGGTGACACTGAATGCGTCATTGTTGAAAATGTCGAGCATTGCGCCCTCCTTCAGCGGCAGATGATGCCGACAGCGGCAAGCTGGGCGCGCGCGGCGCCCTTCCTGGTGTCGTCATTGATGGTGGAGCCGTAGGACAGCGCCGGCGTCTTGACCTCCGCATCGCGGGTGATGGCGGTGATGGTCTGATCGGCGCTGGTCGCGTCGCAGCCGTAGAGCGCGACAGCGACGGCGGTTTCCTCGCCGGTCGAGCCGGTCGCGGTCGCCGGCTTGTACTTGCCGGATGCCGAGACCTTGCCGAGCACCATGCCGGGCGCGATCTTGCCGGAGCCGGATGCAACGGTGATCGTGTCGCGCGAGCGATGGAAGCTTGCCTCCGACAGGAGGAATTCGCCGGGGTGCCGGCCTTCGGTGAACGTGGTCATGTCGGGTTCTCCGTGTCAGACCGGGGTTGATCAGTGAGCCGGCGTGCGCCTGAAGGCGCTGTCCCAGCCCTTCGCGGCAACCGCGCCATCGGGCTGGTCGGACGCGGCAAGCGGATCCGTGCCGGCCGAAAGGCGGCTGGCGAGCGATGCCGGCGACGCAGCACTGGCAGCGCCAGTGACATTTGCGGTGACGAACGCCACCACGTCTTCCGCCGCCATGCCGGGCGAGCGGGTGGCAAGGTCGATGGCAGCCGCCGTGCGTCCGGCATTGCCCCTGATGCCGTCGGCAGACACGATTGTCCCGAACCGGTCGGTCGCGGCCTTGATGCCTGCGGCTTCGCCCTCCGAACGGGCAGCGACAATCGCGCTGTCGTGCTCGGCCTGCGTGATGCCCGCATCGTCCATGGCGGCGGGCGCGCCTGTGATCTCGCTCATGGATGATCTCCTGGTTCGCGAGGGAGAGCGCCCGACCTTCGTCGTTGCGCGGGAAAGCTCGGCCAGCACGCTCTCGAACGTGCCGATGCGATCAGTGACGCCAGCGTCGACCGCAGCCTTGCCGATGAATGTGCGCGCCTCGGTCTTGCGCGCGGCGGCGGCCGTGAGCCGGTTGCCGCGTCCCTTCGCCACGGTGGCGAGGAAGGCGTCGTAAAAACTGTCGACCTCTGCCTGCAGGCTGTCTCGCACATCGGCGGTGAGCGGCTCGAACGGATTGCCGTCGACCTTGTGCGCGCCGGCGTGGATCAGCGTCGGCGTCACGCCATCGCGGTCGAGCTGGCGCGAGAAGTCGGCATGCAGCAGTACGACGCCGATCGAGCCGGAAACACCTGTCTCGGTCGTGACGATCTCCGATGCACCGGATGCGATGGCGTAGGCTGCGCTTGCCGCCATGCCGTTGACGATAGCGACGGTGCGTTTGGACGCGGCCAGATCGCGCACGAGTGCTGCCGTCTCGAAAGCCCCGACAGCCTCGCCGCCCGGCGAGTGCAGATCGAGGATGACCGAATGCACGGCAGGGTCGGCGGCGGCCGTTCTGATCTGGTGGCCGATGCCCTCATAGCTGGTCAGGCCGGAGTTGGCGCCGATCCACGCCCCACGGTTCACCAGCGAGCCGGTGATGGTGATGATGCCGACGCCGTTCGCCACGCGATAGGGCAGTGCCTTCACGCACCCGTTCTGGTCAGCGACAGTGTCCTCGCCCTCGAAGCGGCTCGCCTCCGGCGCATCGATGCCGATGCGGCCGGCCAGCACGGACAGGATCACCTGCGCCTTCTCGGGCGCGATCAGCAGCGGCCGGTTCAGCACCCGGTCTGCGATGTGGATCAACGATGTCATGGAACAGCTTTCAGATGCGGGTAAAGCCGCCGCGAATGGCGTGTCTGCGCACGCGGCCCGTCGATTTGCCCACGCATGCGGCCTTCAACCCGGCAATGCGCCGTTCAAGCGCAGCAATGGAGCCGCGACCGAATTCGACATCATCGTCGCCGAAGCGGGCGCGAACGACGCTCTCACCGACCAGCAGGCGGTCAAGCGCGGATTGCATGACCGGCCAGACCTCACACGGGTCCGTCATGTCGATGCCGTCAAAGACCGACCTGTCAGCCATCAGGCCACATCCTTCTCGTCTGCCGGCTGGTTGCCTTCCTGGCTATCTTGCGGCCCACCGCCGCCGGTCAGCAGCGTGGCGGGATCGGGCAGCCCCAGGCGCGTGCGGCTTGCCTGTTCGCGGGCAAGCTGTTCGTGCACGTCCTCATGATCGACGCCGAGATCGTTGCAGATCATCTCCTGCGACATGACGCCGAGCCGATACCAGGTCTCGTGCGCCTTCGCCGCCTTGACGTCGTCGGCCTGCGGCTTGGGCGGCCCACGCCAGTCGGCCCGCACCAGCGAGGTGCGGATGGTGACGAACCGTTCCACGCCGCCATCGAGCGGAATGCGCCCGGCATCGATCTCTTCCTCCAGCCACGCCTCGAACACCGCCTGCGCCAGCCGGCCCGGAATGTGCCGGCGGCGGAATTCCATCAGCGGCCACTTCTTGGCTATGCCCATGCGCACGCTGGAATAGGTGTCGCCACGATAGTCGCCCGTCAGGTCCGAGGGCATGACGCCGAGGCATGACGCGATCTCGCGCAGCAGGAAATTGGCGAACGCCTCATAGGTCGAGTTCGGATGCTCCGAGCCTTGCAGCTTCAGCTTCTCGCCCATCAAGAGATGCGCGATCTTGCCATGCCGGCCAAGGTCGATGTTGACGTTCTGGTGCCAGCCGACCTTCTGACGCATGAAGGCATCGAAGGCGCCGGAAAGCCCGGAACCGTCGACGCCTGCGACCTCGTCCTCGTCCTGCAGCGCCGTCATGACCTCGGCGGTCGGATAGTCGCTCTCGATGGTCGCGGCAAAGATCGCGTGGATCATCGCCGCCGTCAGCGTGGCGTCGGCCAACTGGTCGAACTGGCGCACGATCTTCAGCGCCGGCGCCAGCGGCGTGATGCCGCGAACCTGCCCGGCGGCACCGTCGAACACATGCACGATGCGCGGGCGCGCATAGGCGTCGCGCGCCGGCATCCTGACCTCGCGCCGGTAGTAAAGCGGGTCCGGCACGTCGAACAGATAGCCGACCGGCAGCCCGTTGGCGTCGGTGTAGACGCCATGGTCGAGCCGATTCAGATGATCGCTGTTCTGCGACAGCCAGTGGCTGGGGATCAGCCGGACCTTGGTGGCGGTCTCGGCGCCCGGCCGGGCAATCTCGTGAATGGACGCGACGACCTCGCCGGTGCCGATCCACTGGCGCACGGCCGCCGCCTCCATCTGCGCCATGGTGTAGCGGCCGGCGGCATCGCATTCGTAGGGCTGCGAGGCCCATATCTCCCATCGCCGCTCGACCAGTCGCGCCCATGAAGCCGTCTGGTCCTCGTCCCAGCCGAGAACGGAGCCGTCAGGCTTGTGGTTGAGCCGCAGGCCGGTGCCGATCATCAGCGCCACCACCTGCTCGACGACACCGGCGATCCAGCCGGAGTTCATCTGCGCGTCATTGGCGCGGCTGTTGGCGGCAATCCAGCCTGCGCGAACATCCTCGCTGCGATCACGCAGCACAGGCCTGATCGACGGCATGTAGAGGCCCGTGCCCGGCTCGCCGCGCAGATAGCCGGCCGACGGGACGCCTGCTGCGCCGCCTGTCGTCTGCTTCGCTGTCTTCACGTCGGTCCTACCTGTTCAGCATCGCCGACCAGTCGGCCATCGACTGCTTCCTGCCGGGAAGCACTGGAATGGCTGATGTGCCGGGTACGTCGTTGGCGCCCTTGCGCGCCGGCTCGTCGCGCAACCGCTGCACGCCGAGGAAGAACGCGCCCGCCGCGTTCATCGCCTCGCAGTCGAGATAGTGGTTGTCCTTCGCCCGCCTGACCCAGACCGGCTTGCCGCCCGGCTTCCTGATGCGCGCCTCGCTGACAAGCTGGCGCAGATAGTCGTCCGACACGTCCTGCGGCAGATGGAATGCACCCGGCTCGTCCACCGGCCAGCGCAGCCGCTCATGCACGAAACGCTTGAAGTAGTCGCTGTCGAGGTCGAGCCGTTCCAGCCCGATCATGACGCGCCTGCCACGGATGTCGACACCGACCTCGCTCTTGCGCGGCATGACCGGCTTGACCTGCGTGTCACGTCCCTTGGTCGGTCGGCAGAAGCGGGAATGCTTCTGGCAGA